AGGCAGGGGCGTGAAGGCTGACGACAACTTAGTTGCGGCGCTGTGTCAAATGTGCCACCACGAAATTGATCAGGGTGCTAAACTATCAAGACAGGAACGCCAAGAAATGTGGCAATCCGCACACGATAAGACTGTCTCATCGCTTGTGGACTCGGGTAGATGGCCTCCAGATGTACCCATACCAAAAGGATAACTTTATGACTACCGCTTTAGAAAAACCGAAACAAGAAAAGAGAATTGGCAAAGGTGGCGCTCGAGCAGGCGCAGGAAGACCCCAATTCGTGCCTACAGTCGCTGAACGACAGCTAGTGGCTACCCTATCAGGGAGAGGCTTGCCGCAAGACCAGATAGCGATCCTAGTGCGGACTGGCATTCACATCGATACGCTCAGAACGCACTTCCAAAAAGAACTACTTGGTGGGAAGGCAAACGCTAACTCCAAGATTGGTGGGGCGTTATTTGACAAGGCGTTAGATGGTGACACAACTGCAATGATCTGGTGGACAAAAAGCCAGATGCGTTGGGCTGAGACACAGAAGCTCGAGCACTCAGGAGTGGATGGTGCTCCAATCACAATCGCGGCTGTCAACCTCAAGGGGCTAAACGACCAAGAACTCGAGCAGATGCAATTACTCCTACAGAAGACGGTGACCGAAGAATGACTCCAGAACAACTACCACCAATGCCAGAGCCTGATGGTTCTGGATACACAACAGAGCAGATGTACAGCTACGCCATGGTTTGCATCAAGGATGCCATGACAAAGGTAGCGCCTCTTATGTCAGACGCACTGGAGAGCAGTGCTGAGAAGGGTGCAACCATAGAGCGGAGTGCTTGCGCTGTGCTGTGCTCGGAACTAGCCACGCAATGGCAGGCTATGGGCAAGATGGAGGGCGTTAACCAAGAGAGGGTTAGAAGCTCGATAGAGGTTGCACAGTTACTGGAGTCCGCGATCAGGAAAAGGGGCGAGTGAGGTGAACGCTCCTATGTCACCAGCGGTGATGCTGGAGTTGGTCACCAAGGAGAAGCTCAGGCGCAAAGCGTCAGCGAGTCTGTATGAGTTTGTGAAGCAGAGTTGGCATGTAGTCGAACCCGGTATCCCCTTCGTCCCAAGCTGGCACATCGAACAAATCTGCGAACACCTCGAAGCAGTCAGCGCTGGCGAGATCACACGCCTTCTGATCAACATTCCCCCTCGGCACTCTAAGTCGACCATTGTGTCCGTGATGTGGCCCATGTGGGAGTGGCTTACCACGCCACAGCAGAAGTTCCTCTGCGCCAGCTATTCAGGCAACCTGTCAATCAGGGACAACTTGAAGGCTCGTCGCCTGATCCAGTCCCCTTGGTATCAGGAGAGGTGGGGGCACATGTTCGAGCTTGCTGGTGACCAGAACGCCAAGCAACGCTTTGAGAACGACAAGACTGGCTACCGCTTAGCTACCTCTGTTGGTGGTACAGCTACTGGTGAGGGTGGCTCTCGCCTGATCCTAGACGACCCACATGGTGCTCAAGACGCGCAGTCTGATGCCATGCGAGAGTCAGCCCTTGAGTGGTTTGACATGGTCTGGTCTACACGACTGAACAACCCTAAGTCAGATGCCATGGTCACCATCATGCAACGCCTGCACGAGAGGGACATCTCTGGTCACATCATCGAAGACATCAAGGGGTGGGAGCACATCTGTATCCCTGCTGAGTGGGATGGGATTAAGCGCAAGACGGTGCTCGGCAACTACGACCCACGCACCAAGATGGGCGAGTTGATCTGCCCTGAGCGCTTTGGTGAGGAAGAGGTGACCAAGCTCAAGCAACTGCTAGGGGTTTACGGAACCAGTGGACAGCTACAGCAGAACCCAAGCCCTATCGAGGGTGGTATCCTGAAGACCAAGAACTTCCAGTTGTGGCCTGCTGACTCTGGCTTGCCACAGTTCGAGTACATCCTGCAAAGCTATGACACCGCATTCACTGAGAAGACTACAGGCGACCCCACAGCTTGCACGGTCTATGCTGTGTTTACCCAGAAGGGTGTACGCAATGTGATGCTGGTCGACGCATGGGACGAGCACCTGAGCTACCCAGACCTACGGGCACGAGTCATCAAGGACTGGGGGACTGAATACGGCGATGGGGGTAAGACCAAGGACAACCCTTACGCTAGGTCTAGGAAACCTGACAGGATTATTGTCGAGGCTAAGGCAAGTGGGCAGTCTTTATTGCAAGATTTGCGCTTGGCTAAAGTACCAGCCATTGGCTATAATCCGTCAAACGCTGACAAGGTATCCCGTGCGCACCAAGCCGCTCCGACACTAGAGCTTGGTATTTTGTGGATTCCAGAGTCGCGCAAGAATCGTGGTCACCCTGTAAGTTGGGCACAAGCATTCATGAAACAGCTTGAGAAGTTCCCTGTCGCTGAGCATGACGACTATGTCGACACATTCACGCAGGCAATTATCTACCTCAAGAATGATGGATGGTTTGAGCTACCGCAGGCTAAGGATCATGATGAGCCGAAACTGAAACAACGAGAGCGCGTAAACCCTTACGCCGTCTGATGGAGCGCACATGGAGCTATTTGCTTGGAACGCAGTCATGACAGTCCTGTTGGCACTGTTAGGCTGGGCAGTTAAGTCTAAGGACGCAGAGCTTGCGGCAACCAAAGAAGAGTTGGCTCGTGTGACTATCCTCATCAATCGCACGAGGGAAGAGGTCGCCAAAGAGTATGTAACTAAGTCAGACTTGCACTTAGACATCAATCGAGTTCTAGACAGGCTTGACCGACTAGACAACAAGTTGGATACTTTCATAAAGGAGCACCGCAATGGCTAGTAAAAAACCTATCTGGGACAAAGCACGACCTAAGTCTTTAGGTGAGAGCAAGTCCATGTCTCCTGCCAAAGTCGCATCAGCAAAGAGAATGGCTGAGAGCGCAGGCAGACCTTACCCTAACATGGTGGATAACATCAGGGCGGCTAAGAAGAAATGAAAAAGTCTGAGATGGACTGCAACAGTCCCAAGCGTACACCTGACCACCCAAAGAAGTCACACATTGTGAAGGCTTGCTTTGATGGCAAAGAGAAGGTGATCCGCTTTGGGGAGCAGGGCGCGAAGACAGCAGGCAAGCCAAAGGCTGGTGAGTCTAGTGCAACGACTGCCAAGCGTGATAGCTTTAAGGCTAGGCACGGAAAGAACATCGCCAAGGGCAAGGAGTCTGCGGCGTACTGGGCTGACAAAGTTAAGTGGTGATGTATGGCTGATAACGAACGCGCCAGCTTTGGCTTCTTTCCGCAACTGAAGAGGAACCGCACGGTTCAAGACCCAGAGGCGGCAAAGAACGCACCACTGGCGGCGTTGCGTGGGTTTGTGGCTGGGGTTGCAGGCGCACCGGGTGATCTTGAGTCGTTAGCCTACATGCCCTACGACTACCTCCGCGCTCCCAAGCCTAGCGAGTTGGTCACAGGCGAGAAGAAGACAAAGACCTTCTTTCCGACCTCCGAAGAGATCGAGAAGCGAATTCCTTTCCGTGGCGAGTCCCCTGTTGAGAAAGCATTTGCTGGCGCTGGTCAATTAGCTGGTGGCTTTTACTACGGTGCTGGCTCACCCCTTCGTGTGCTGGCTGAGTCTCCTCAGATTCTTAAGAAGGCAGGGACAGACTTTGCAAGGTCAATTGCACCTGTCAATGTGGTTAGGCCAACAGGCAAAGGGAATTGGATTGGTGGTGTTGGATCGCTCGATGAAGCTGTTCGCCGTGGCAACCTAATTCAAGACCCAAATCCAATGCATCACATGCCTGCTTACAAAGCAGAGCTAGACAAGATGTTGGCAAAAGAAGAAAACTACTCATTACGCCAGATTAGGAATGCGCAAAACAACATAGCTACAGCAGAGCGTGAGAACGCTTTAAACAATTGGGTAAACAGCAACCTCAAAAACTACATGCAAAAGCAGATGGGCACGCCAGATGATCCTATCCGTGCTTTAGCTGAAAAAGGTGTTGCTCATCATGATTTCCCAGCGGGTAGACACCCAGCAGGCAATATTACTAAACGCAGGCGCGTTGAGGCTGGCTTTCCTGAAGAGGGACTTGCTCAGTCTGAACTTGCAAAGCGATGGGAGCACTTGACTGATGCCACCATTAACCCTATCAAGGTTGGCGATATCAAACAGCGCATGTCTGCTGATGATATTAATAGCCTAAAGTATCAATCTATGGTGGATGAAAATCCATGGCTAGAAAAACTGTCAGATGATACTGTTGTCAATTTGGCTAACCGCTACAACTTCCGTGAGCTAGGTTTTGACCACATGATCGATGTCTTGCGTTCAGAAGTTGCCGCAGGTCGAATCCGTCCTGAACAGTTAAACCGAGTCAGCATTGAAGACGCAGTCAAGCGCGTTCACGCTTACGATCAAGAGGCGGCTAAGAAGGCGGCAATTGAAGAGATGGAAAGCATGAAGGCTAACCTGTCTCAAACGCCTTACAAAGAATACGGGACTGGATATAAATGGGTAGAGTTACCTGACCCATCCGCATCACCTGAAAATCAAAAGCTAATCCAGAATGTTGGTTGCCAAGGTGGTTGGTGCACTATGGATGAGCCAAATGTTTTCCGCTACGGAGAACACGAGCAAGGCAATAGACTGTATGCATTGTTAGACCAAGAAGGTCGCCCTCACACTCAAATTCATGTCCAACAAAAACCCCTACCAGTTTCTGGTGAGGCGTTTGCTATGTTGCCATCTGCTAAAAAAGCAGAATATGGTCAGATGGTTAGAGAGTGGAGAAGGCGTAACCCTGACATTGAAGACTTGACAGACGCACACACCACGCAGGCTTTAATTGAAGGTGGTGTTGTCCCTGAGAAAGAAATTACGCAGATCAAACCATTTAGCAATCGGTGGGATAGCGACAAGGTTCAAGAATTTACTAAGCGAAATCCTAAGTACAGGCAAGAAATTGAGCCGTACCTGCAAGACTTTGTTAAAAGTGGCAAGTGGTCTGCTGTTGGTGATTTAGAAAACACTGGGTTGGTAGATGTTGGTGGTAGATATTTTACTGAGCCTGAGCTTGTAGAGGCGGCTAAGAAGTATGGTCGCATGGGTGTCATGGATACGCCATGGGAAGTAGCCAGAAAGCGGCACATCGACGCAGGTGTGCCAGAAGACGAAGCCTTAAGGAACTGGGTTGAGGGCTTTAAAGAAGGCAGGGGCAGGCTTGACATCCCACCAGAAGGCATGAAGCGCGGTGGTGCTGTAACTCTGCAAGACCTAGCAATGAATTACTATGTCCCAGACTACAACGAAGACGATTATTACGAGATGCCTATGGCACTTACGCCACCTCAACAGCGCATGAGCAAGGGTGGCTTAACACAATACAAGGAGTGCAACTGCCATGGCTGAGCAAGACAGAGCATCGTTTGGGGTATTCCCACAGCTTCGACGCAACCGCACAAGGCAAGACCCTGAAGCGGCTAAGAACATGCCACTAGACTTCTTGCGTGGTCGTTTGGCTGGCACGCTTGGCTTAGCTGGTGACATCGAGGGCTTAGGTCGTATGGGCATCAACGCCGCATATGGTGCGATGACTAGCCCATCAATGAGTGAGTTAGTCACAGGTCGTCAGCCATTGGTTGCTGAAAAGAGTTACTTACCTGACACTGAACGCTTTCAAGAGAGTCTGCCCTTGCGCAATGAAGCGCCAGCATCGCGTGGTGCTGAGAATTTTGGGACATTGTTTGCATCGCCTGCTGTCCTGCGCACAGCCGCTAACGCGCCTAGCATTCTGCGCCGTGCCGCTCAAGACTTTGCCATGGCTGGCTCACCAGTCAATGTGATCAAGCCCAAGGGTGGTAACTGGTTTGACAAAAACCTGCTTAACTCAATACAAAATCTAAAAAAAGATGTGATGAGTGAGGGGCAACTTGCTGACTTTGCATCGAGGCAGAGTAAACCTGTGGTTGACCAGTACATGCAACGCCACAACACAGATGTTGCAATGAACAATTGGGTTGAAAACACATACAAAAACTATGTGAAGAACGAAATGGCTACACCCGAAGACAGGGTTCGCCAGATGTTCGACCGCCGTTCACAAGATGTTGAAAAGCTAGAAATAAAATACAACCAAGACATTGAGAAGCTAGAGAAAAAGTTAGCAAAAGCTGAAGAATTACCACCAAGTGCGGAGAACAATCAGCGCATTGCTTACATCAAACGCGACATTGAGAACAAACTTGAGCAAAAAGACATCGATGTCAGCACTGCACGCCAGACAATTGGGCATGACAAAGAATTAGCCAACGAAGCTAACTATTTGGGCAGTGGAACTCGGTTGTCTCGTCAGATGGGGGGCTATCCTGAGCTTGGAATGGCTAAATCTGAGGTTGGTAAGGGATGGGAAAATGTTGCTGACAACCTAATTGCGAAGAAAAGAGCTGGGACTATTGCCCCTAGCCCTGAATACACAAGTCGCTACCCATGGTTTGATAAAGTCGACCCAGATACCATGATTTATAAGACTCAGGGTGACTTTAACAAGTACACAGGCATGGATCATGTCATGGACATCCTGCGCCAAGACCTGCGTTCTGGTGCTTTAACGCCTGATAAGCTAAAAAACATAACTGTTGATCAAGCTATCGAGCGTGCCGCTAACTTTGACCGTGCGGCGGCTAAAAAGATGCGTGAAGCTGTCGTTAAGAACACTGAAGGCTTCCCAGTCCACAAGGAGTACCCAGAGGGCTATAAGTGGATTGAGCTGGCTCCAATTAAAACATTGCCAGAAGGTTACAGGCTTGAACCCAATAAAGGTTGGAACAAAGGCGATTATCCATACAAAGTAATTAACCCTGAAGGTAAAGAGTTGTTTGGCGCTACCAGCGAAGCCAATGCCGCAAAAACTTTAGTAGTTAACACAAAACGCCTTGAAGAAGCTCTCAAGTATGAAGGCGACACCATGGGCCACTGCGTTGGTGGCTACTGCCCTGATGTTTTGGAAGGTAGGACACGAATCTTTAGC